GCCAGCACCTACATATATTGTATGGTCAACCTCAAGGGCTTCAGCTTCACTACAGTAAGATAGTGTACCAATAGCCCCTATGATTAGTGCGGCTGCTAATTCCAGTTCAAATATTTTATCCAGCTTCATATTCTTTCACCTCTATTGTGTTGTATTTCCATTTGCTGTACCCATTCAAGATCAAGCATTACTAGCTCAGTAAGTATAAGGTTATGTACTGACCAGTCAAAGGCAGATCCAGATATGAATAGCAAGTGGTGTAACTTAGTCCTTAGTTTATCCATTTTTCTCCCTGCCTGCGTTCAGGATTGTAAGGTGTATATGTCGTACTGCACTTAGCTTGTATGAAGAAAGAGTGCTTGCAATGTGGACACTCAAATACGCCTATAATATCCCCATTGTCTTTAATGTTAAATACCACATCTATTATGTCCTCTTTTCTTACGTGTTTATTACACTTGATACATTGCATTTGTTGGTTCTCCTTATGGTTTGCGTGTATATAGATCATAGCATATTGGGGAGGATAGTCAAGTAAGAGGGGCAGATATCTATTGTGACATATAGATCGATCTATACCTTGTGCCAAAATTGGAGACGCCCGGGTGCCAACTAACCTCTCATTCCACCGTAAAATAAACAAGGATATATAAAATAAAAGGATTGTTATTGTGGATATTCAAAGGGGTGGGGGGAAAAGTTGGGAATGCGCGTAAAACCTTGGGAGCCTGAAGTTAACACCGCTACAAAAAATAAAGGGACTTTATTTCCCACAAAAAAATTACTACAATAATTTTTTAGTTTTTTAAAGGGGCCTATATCCACATTTCTATGAAGGATATTTAAAGAGAATTAATTTGGGTATAGACTAGGTGCCCACCCTACCGCACAGCTAGAAAACAAAGTTGCCGGTGAGCAGTTCGTGGGGGACTGCTAGCGGCCTTAAGCTGTTCGCTCCACACCCTACTGACACTTTACTGAGAAACTCTATTAGACGCCCTCTCAGGCGGTCTGGTAATTATATAAATACATCTGGAAGGTAGCCCCTAGCGGACTGACAGTAAAGTTATTTGAAAAAGAGTTGAAAAATAAATTGAACTTTCTTAAAAAAAAGTTGTCTAATATAGAAAAGTTCTTAATCTAAGAACTTACTTCTCACTAAGAGAAGTGAGTGAGTAGATTTAGCGGTAAGAACTTCCCTCGAGAGAGGGTACTAGTTTACCGCGTAGAACTTCCTACGAACGAAGTTTTATACTCAGTAAATTACTTTATGAGTGAGTAGTAGTTTAGAAACCAGTTTAAGTGGAGATCCGTCCAGAGTGGATACAGAAAAAGAAGTCGTCCTCTCAGACGACGAAAATAAGTTAGATATTGAACTCTCAGATTTATATGCTCCAAATGGAAAGTATACTCCAGAAGAGAAAGTAGCTGCTGTAATGTCCTATGTAATTTCAGGGACTTCCAAGAAAGCTTCAAGAAATCTAGAGAATCAAACAGGGTTAAAAGTACCGCCAGATACAATACGCTGGTGGAAGAATTCTTCAATTTGGTGGCCTGATGTTTACGCTGAAATGAAGAAGAAAAAGCAAGATGAACTTGATGGGGCCTTTACTTCTTTTATCCATACAGCTATTGAGGGTATGGAAGATAGAATAAAAAATGGAGATCACGTAGTAACTAAAACTGGAGAAATCATAAGAAAGCCTATGTCTGGTAAGGACATTGGATGGCTTATGGGAGTAACCTTCGACAAGAGACAGCTCTTAAGAGGAGACCCTACTTCCAGAGTTGAAAAAACTTCAGAGGGAGAACGTCTAGATAAACTTGAGCAACTCTTTATGAAAATGTCAAATATGCAAAAAGAATGGAATGCTAAAACTATCGAGGGAGAGACTAAATAAGGCGTGAAGCGCCACTAAGCGGGTATGTACAAGGCGTATCGCCAGCCTTCCAAGCTGTGTAGTGAGAGTTCGAGTCTCTCTATCCGCTCCAAATAACAACAACACCTTCTACGCTTCTATAGCGCACCATAGAAGGTTACTTTAATTTAGGAGTAAGTTATGCCAAAAGGTGCTTATAAAATGCCAGCCAATAAACGAAATAAAAAAGGCAAAGGCAAAGGCAAAGGTAAAAAGAAAAAGGGTTATTAAAGTGATTTTTAATCACGTCACTATCGGAGATACTTGTGCCTGCCAAACGTAATTATCGTAAAGAATATGATAATTATCAAGGGAAACCGGAGCAACGTAAAAAACGTTCTAAACGGGTACTTGCTCGAAGAAAACTTATGAAAGAAGGAAAGGTTAAAAGGGGTGATGGTAAAGATGTGGATCACAAAAATGGTAATGCGATGGATAACTCCAGAAAAAATCTTCGAGTACAAAGTAAAAGTAAAAATCGCTCTTATGCCCGTACAAAAAGTGCTAGAAAAGCTAAAGGTAAACATAAATGAAGCTTGGAGAAAAACAAGAGCTTTTCTTTCATCTCTTACCTAGATTAATTGATTATATTCATAGTGAAGGTTACGAAATACGTGGAGGAGATTTATTTAGAGATTCTAGAGTTTTTGGATATCCTGGAGAAAAGAAAGGATATGGTCACTCTAAATCTTGTCATAAATTAAGGCTTGCCATTGATTTAAACCTTTTCAAAGACAATAAATATTTAACAGAAACAGAAGATCATAGACCTATTGGAGAGTGGTGGGAAAATCTTCATCCTCTGTGTAGATGGGGCGGACGCTTTAAAACCCCAGATGGAAACCACTACTCCCTCGAACATGAAGGAATGAGATAAATGGCTTTACCACTACTACCTATTATCACTTCATTAGTTAGCACATTTGCAACTAAAAAAATTCCTGCCTTCTCTCAGACAGTGGGAGATTTTGCTAAAACAAAAACTAATTATCTAGCCATTGCTGCTTTTACTTATGGTATGGATAGATTAACTACTGATCCTGATGATTGGGTTGGGCATTTATATACACTTGGAAGTTTAGTACTAGTTGTGTATAGAGATACTATGCACAGATATAAGAATAACGGAGAGTAATGTCAATTTGGTAGACGGCCTGATCTGGAATCAGGAGGTTGTAGGTTCAAGTCCTACTTCTCCGACCAATTTTGATATCATTGAGTGAAAACTTGCGGATTAAACCCTTAATAGCGCCATGATCCTATTAAGTTGGGAGGGTGACCGGAACTGGTCGTGGGTAAACCAGAAAGTGATATCAAATTTATTTTAGAGAAATATATGAAGAGACTTAACGCTGATTTAATATATGGATTTACTACTTCTCTTTTGCTTAGTCGTTTTGATGCCCCTAAACCAACCCCAGAATTTCATTGGGAGTTATGGGATTTAGTTACAAAACCTGATCGACAAGTAGCTATTGCAGCTCCTCGTGGACACGCTAAAAGTACAGCCATTACACATTCTTTTGTTTTAGCTTGTTTAATGTTTAGAGAAAGAGATTTTGTTCTCCTTGTATCTGATACCGAAACTCAAGCAGTACAATTTTTAGGAGATATTAAGAGGGAACTACAAGAAAATGAAGAACTCATTAGTGCTTTTGGAGTTAAAAAGTTTATAAAAGATACTGAAAGTGATATTATAGTTGAGTTTGATGATGGTGTTCAATTTCGAGTAATTGCCAAAGGGTCTGAACAAAAAGTACGTGGCTGGAAGTGGCGTAGTAAAAGACCTAATCTCGTTGTTGGAGATGATTTAGAAAATGATGAGATTGTAATGAATGAAGATCGTAGAGAGAAATTTAGAACTTGGTTTCTTAATGCTCTTCTTCAAGCCGGATCTGATGACTGTTTATACCGCATTGTAGGTACAATTTTGCATATGGATGCAATGTTAGAACGTTTAATGCCTGAATGGAATGCAAAAACTACAAAGACAGATGGCATAAAACACTGGTCTGTTAAAAAGAGTTCTTGGACCTCTATACGATACCAAGCTCATGACGAATCTTATAATAAAATTCTTTGGCCTGAAAAGTTTCCAAAAAGTCGTCTAGAAGAAATTAGACAGACTTATATTGATCAGGGGCACCCAGAGGGATATTCTCAAGAATACTTGAATTATCCTATTGACGAAGAAAATGCTTTCTTTAGAAAAACAGATTTTTTTCCTATTAAAAATAAAGATGAACATCTTGAATATTATGTAGGGGGTGATCTAGCTATCTCGGAGAAGGACACAAGAGCCTACTCTGTATTTGTTGTAGCAGGACTTAATGCTACTGGAATTCTTAAAATTGTAGATGTAATACGTTTTAGAGGAGATTCTAAAGAAATAGTTGATGAAATATTTGCTTTACATAATAGATACAGACCAGAAGCTTTCTTTGTTGAAGAAGAAAATATTATGAGATCTATAGGACCTTTTCTAACTGAAGAAAAACATAGATTAGGAATATATCCTAATATTGATGAAGATACTTTAATTGTTCCTACCCAAGATAAAATAAAAAGAGCACAGCCTATTCGTGCCCGAGCAAGGGCGGGTACAGTTGAAATAAATATAGACGCTATTTGGTATGATAAATTTATTACTGAATTAATTCAATTTCCTCGTTCAGTATATAAAGATCAAGTTGATGCCTTGGCAATGATTGGTCTAGGACTTGCTAAAATGAATGCAGTTCCTACTCCTCAAGAAATTGAAGATGAGGAATGGGAAGAGGAGTGGGAGGAAAATGCTATTTCCTACGATACTAGAGATATAATGACAGGATACTAATTTTGGCTTATAATTTAGATAATGAAACAGTTCTTCTTGAAACTACAAATATAACTTCTGATATTGATGAGGAAACTCTAGAGAATATAGGAGAACATATTGTACAAATTTACAAAGAAGATCTTGATTCCAGAATAGATTGGGAAGATAGAAATGAAGAGTGGATTAAACTTGCTTCTCAAGTAGTAGAAGAAAAAAACTATCCTTGGCCCGGGGCAGCCAATGTAAAATATCCTTTACTTTCTACAGCCTCTTTACAGTTTCACGCTAGAGCATATCCAGCTCTTATACCAGATAATAGAGTAGTAAAAACTCGTGTATTTGGTAAAGATGAAGATAACCAAAAATTTGAAAAGTCTCAACGTGTATCTGAACATATGAGTTATCAACTTTTAGAAGAGAATGATAGCTGGCAAGAAGATATGGATCGTATGTTATATATTTTGCCCATTACAGGTGTAGCATACAAAAAAACATATTTTAGTCCATTAAAGGGTATTAATGAATCTAAACTTGTTCTTCCTGATGATTTAATTATAAATTATTATGCTGAAGATTATGAAAGAGCTATAAAAACTCATCGTTTATATCAAAACGAAAATGAGATATATGAACTTATGGCTAGTGAACATTATAGGGAAGTAGATCTTGATCCTGTAGAAGAACCTAGTGTCCATGAAGGTATTGAAGATGAAATTATAGGTATTGATGAGCCGAACAGATCTAAAGATTTTGAAGAAGCTCTAGATGATCAACCTTACACCATTCTTGAGCAACATACATGGTGGGATCTTGATGGTGATGGATATAAAGAACCATATATCATCACTGTAGACGAGGGGAGTAAAAAAGTACTTCGTATAGTTGCTCGGTGGGAAGAGGGCAAGATACAGACTGATGCTCGTGGTAATATAATTAAGATTGATCCAACTGAATATTTTACCGCATATGGATTTTTTCCTAATCCAGAAAGTAAAATTTATTACCAAGGATTTGGTGCGCTTTTAGGTCCACTAAATGCTGCCTCTAATACTATACTTAACCAGCTAATAGATGCTGGACATTTATCTAATTTACAGGGGGGCTTTCTTGGTAAGGGTGTAAGGGCTCGTGGTGGTAAGATACGATTTAAACCGGGACATTGGCAGCAATTACAGACTACCGGAGAGGATTTACGCAAAAATATTTATCCTCTTCCAATCAAAGAACCAAGTAATGTTCTTTTTCAGCTTTTAGGAATGTTGATTCAGGCTGGAGAGCGTTTAAGTTCTGTTAAAGATATTATGGTAGGGGAAAATCCCGGGCAAAACCAACCTTACGCTACTACTGTAGCAGTTCTTGAACAAGGAATGAAAGTATTTGTTGGTATATATAAACGTCTTTATAGATCTCTATCTAAAGAATATAAAAAATTATTTAGACTTAATTCTTTATATTTAGATGACTCTACTTATTTTAACTTTTTTGATTCTCAAAAGGTTAATCAAATAGGAAAAAATGATTATAATTCTAAAGATATAGATGTAGCACCAAATGCAGATCCTTCTATTGTATCTGAAGCACATAAAATGATGAAGGCAGAAAGCCTTCTACAAAAAAAAGCTGCGGGACTTCCACTCAATACAGAAGAAGTAACAAGACGAGTAATGGCAGTAGAAGGACATGAAGATCTAGATGCCCTACTTAAACCAGATCCTCCTAGAGAAGATCCAGAAATTGCTTTCAAGAAAATGGAACTTGAAACTAATACAAAAATTGAAATGCAAAGGATTCAAGTACAAATTACTACTACTCAATTTGAGGCTTTTAAAGATTTTGCACAAGCAATTAGTCATTTAGCTAAAGCGGCCTCTACAGAAGCTCAATCAGATCAAAATGAATTTAAGGCTATGACTGATTATTTAACTACTGAATATGCAAATATGACAGATAGGTTAAGTATGTTACAACAAGGTTTACAACAAGAGGATAAAACGACAGAGGAGACCGAGTGAAAAGTATAGATAAACTTTTTGATTCAGAAGATATTAGAGATAGAGCATTATTATTAATTGAAGAAATTACTTCAGAAGAAAAAATTCAGTGGTTAAATCACCCTTGTACAAAAGCTTTACTTTTAACTTTACAAGGAGATTATTTAGATCATCACCAAGCTTGGGAATCAGGAAATTTTACAAGTGAACATGCTGAAGGCACAGCACAGATGAATGCTAAAGCCAATGGATCTCTAGAAGCAATTAGACTTATAGCAGAGTATATAGAGGACATTAATTATAATGATTAAAATGACAGGATATAGAGTTTTAATTAAACCAGATCCTTTAGAAACAAAAACTGAAAGTGGTATAATAACTGTAACTAAAGATAAAGAAAAACTTGAAAAAACGGGAATACAAAGAGGGGTTGTAATAGATATAGGCCCTAGTGCTTGGAAAGCGTTTAGAGAAGTAGATGAAAAAAGTAAAGAGCATAATGGAAAAAAATGGCCGGGAGTAGGAGATTATATTGGATTTGCCCTACATGCTGGAAGGTATATTTTATATAATTATGAATGATGAAGATATCATTGCTATACTTAAAAAAGGTGAAAATCCTATTTTTGATAAAGAGGTAAGAGACTAATGACTGTAGAAGCATACGAATACGAAGAAGAAGCAGCAGTAGATGAAAGTAAAGACGAGAAAGACGAAGTAAACGATTCAAAAGAAGAAGTTTCTTCTAAAGACGATCAAACACATGATGTTGATGAAAATGATGATCCTGATCCTGGAGAAAGTAAAGCTAGAGACGAAGGTTGGGTGCCTAGAGATGAATGGAAAGGTAAGTCCGCAGATTGGGTAGATTTTCGTGAATTTAATATTCGTGGGGAATTAATGTCACGAATTAAATCTCAAAGTGGACAACTTCATGCTTTAGCTAAAAAAACTTCTAATCTTGAAGAGGCTTTGCAAGTACTTGGCGAACATAATAAAAAAATTGCAGACCAAGAATATAAGAGAGCTATTAAAGATATGAGAGCCCAATTACGAGAAGCAAAGGGTGAAGAAGATTTTGATACAGTAGATGAATTAGAAGAACAAATTGAAACTTTAAAAGAATCTCAAAAAGATTTACAAAAAGAAGAAAAAGAAGCAGAGGAAACTAAAACTTCTAAAAAGGAAGTAAGTAAAGAACTACCTCCAGCCCAGAAGAAAATTGTAGAAGATTGGTATAATGATCCAAATAATAAATGGTATGAAGAAGATCCATTTTTACAACCTATTGCTGATAGATTATTTGTAACTCGTTTAGAGCAAAATGGTGGGGATTTTAGTGATGCCTTTAGTTATATGGAAACTAAAATCAAAAATAGATTTCCAGATGAATTTGGAGAAACTAGTAAACGAAAAGGTTCTGTTACCGAATCTAATGGTAGAGCTTCCGGCAAGAAAAAAGCAGGATCCAAATCTAAGTTTACTAAATCAGATCTAAGTGAAGAACAACTTAAGGTAGCTAAAACATTTGTAGATCAAGGAATATATGATAATATTCAAGATTATGTAAATGAGCTAGTTTCTTTAGGTGAAGTTGAATAAAATTAGGAGATAATTATGTTAGATAGAAAAAGTGGAATTGATAGAAAAGTCCGACCTGATGAACGTATACCTGTAGGGGGACATAGAGATATTTTGAAAGTTCAAGGTCTAGACCCTAATTACTCTTATCGTTGGGTAGAAGATGAAAATGAATCTGGTCAACGTATTTTTGATTTTATTCAAGGCGGTTGGGATTTTGCTAATCCTAAAAATCTTAAAATAGGTCAAAATTTTGTATATAATAGTAATAATGTAGGGTCAGTAGTTCGTAAACCTTCTGGTGGAAAATATTTATATTTAATGTGTATTCCTATAGAACTTTATGAACAAGATCAAAAGGAAAAACAAAACGGAATTGATGCTTTAGAAAAAGATATGTTTCGTGAGCGAGATTCTAATGCAGATGATGGGCAATATGGTGGCGGTAAAAAATCCCACTCATTTTAAATCTTATCCGCACGGAATCTAAAATATAATTTATTGTTAAGGAGTTATTTTAAATGGCAAATGTAGATCGTCCTAATGGTTTTCGTGCGGTGAAGACCCTTTCTGGTCGGCCTGTAAATAGTATTATCCGTACTGTCGGGGTTGCTGATGGGGCTGATGTTTTTGTAGGAGACGCTATTTCCCTTACTGCTGGCTTAGCCGGTCGGCTAGCTGTTGAAGGAGTATGTGCTGGAGTAGCAGTTGGTTTTGGTAAGAAAAATGATATGGAAAATCGAGTAGGGGGACCTGTCAACTTTGACAATCCTATGACTCGTTATTATGATGATAGTGCTAGTACTCATACTGATTGGGTATGTTATTACATTCCTGCTGAGGATTGTATATTTGAAGCACAGATTGATGATACTGCTGAAACTGGTGTAGTAGGAGAAGGTTACGATATTATTGTCGGTACTGGCGATACTGCTACAGGTTTATCAGATATGGAAATTAACGGTGACGCAAAAACCAATGATGGTGATGTAGTTATTGTTGAAATTCCTGAAATTGCTGATAATGACCCAACCTTGGCTTTTGGTCGCTATTGGGTTAAGTTCGTAAATACTGAATTCAATAACGTCTAATTAAGGAGGTAATATATTATGGGTGTTATTAGTACTGCGAGTTTTGCTAAACTTTTATTTCCGGGTCTTAATAAGATCTATGGGCAGGTATACAAAGAGTATCCTGTAGAGTACACAAAACTTGTTGATGTGGAAAAGTCTAAAAAAGCTTATGAAGAAGATCTTGGAGTAACTGGATTTGGTCTTGCATCAGTCAAGACTGAAAATAACAGTATTGCATATGACGAAGAGTCTCAGGCTTATTTAACTCGTTATACTCACGCTGTATGGGCTCTTGGATTTACCATTACTAGGGAAATCTATGAGGATGATCAATATTCTGTAGTAGGTAAACGCAGGGCTACTGGTCTTGCTTATTCTATGCGACAGACTAAGGAAATTAATGTAGCTAATGTGTACAATCGTGCATTTAATAGTACATATACTGGCGGAGATGGTAAGGAGATGCTGGCAACAGATCATCCTAATTACTCTGGGGGTACTTGGTCCAATGAATTGACTGTCGCTGCGGATCTATCGGAAGCTTCTTTGGAACAGGCATATATTGATATCTCTAAGTTCACTAGTGATCGTGGACTAAAGATTGCTGTAAAACCTAAAAGTCTTATTGTCCATGTGGATAATGTCTTTGAAGCAGAGCGCATTCTTATGTCTCCATATCGTGTAGGAACTGCGGATAACGATATTAATGCTCTTAAAGAAATGGGAGTATTTTCTGGAGGTATAACTGTTAATCATTATCTAACAGATAGTGATGCATGGTTTGTTCGTACTGATTGTCCTAACGGTCCTAAGTTAATTCAGAGGCGTCCTATGCAGTTTGCCACTGACAATGACTTTGATACTGAAAATGCTAAGTTCAAAGCAACTGAACGGTACAGTACTGGTTGGACTGATGCTCGCGGAATATTTGGTTCTCCGGGTGCTTAATAAACTGTGGGAGAGAGTGACTTCTCTCCCCTTTAAACGTTCGCGTTAGCGGACGCTCATTCCTTTAAGGAGGTTTAAATGTCAGGTTCTAATTTTCCAAATGGTTTTATGACAGGTGTTTCTATTCGTGGAATACCTATTCAGCAATTACATCCCGGAGAAGTATTTTGGGTAAATAGTTCTACTGTACTAGCAAAAGGAGCTAAAAATGGTTCAGATGGTAATAAAGGCACTTATCGTGAGCCCTTTGCTACAGTAACTAAAGCTCTAACTGCTTGCACAGCTAATCGGGGCGATATCATTGTAGTTATGCCCGGATATACTGAAAATATTGCTACTGCTGCTGCGGAAGTATGGAATGTAGCTGGCACCGCAATTGTGGGGCTTGGTGCAGGGAGTTTGCGACCTAAATTTAGTTTTACTGCTGCTGCTGCAACTCATACTATTACTGCTGCTAATATGAGTTTTTATAATATACAGTGGGAAGCTAATTTCGCTGATGTAGCCATAGGTCTAGATGTATCTGCTGTAGACGGTTTAAGTTTTGAGAATTGTCATTTTACAGAAGCGGGTACTAATCTTAATTTTATTAATGTTATTGATTTAGCTACAGGTGCGGATGATATTTCATTTAGGGGATGTGTAGCTATTGGTAATGATGCTTCAAATGACGCATTTATTACTGGTGTAGCACATGATAAATTCTATATGGAAGATTGTGTTGTAATGAATAATACAGCACAAACCGTTGCACATGGCCAAGTAGATTCTTCTGGTAATGTAACTAATGCGGTAATTAAAAATTGTTTCTTCCGTTCTAATGTTGATGGTGCTTTGCATATTGATTTCAACGGAACGGCCAATTCTGGATTTGTATCTAATTGCCATTTCAGTTCAATTGATATTGCAGGAGCCGTAACTGCCGCTGTAGACTTTACTGGTGGTCACGTATTTAATTGTCTTGTATCTGGTGAGCCCGATCTTAGTGGGATTACTGTTCATGGACCTTATGTAAATGCTTAATTTTATAGGGGCTTCGGCCCCTTTTAGGAGGTTATATGGCCGCAGCAGTAAAAACATTAATTAGTGGTAGCAGAAATTTACATATAAATATTACTGGTGTTTTTGCAGTAGCAGATGAAACAGATACAGTAGTTATAGATAAATCTTTACTAGTAAATTCTGAGGGAGAAGAACCCTCAAAAATACGAATAGATGAAATTACTTATTCTATGGTTAATTATAATTATATTCTTCTTGAGTGGGACACTGCTACAGATGAGGTTATAGAATATTTAGCGGGAGAAGGTATTTTTGATTACGTAGAGTCGGGAGGCAAAAATCCTACTGCTGTTGATGGTACTGGGGATATATTACTTACTAGTAGTGGTGGCGCTGCCGGAGGTAGTTATTCTATTTTGCTTAAAGCTACATTAAAATGAAATCATTCATAATAAAAATAAAATCTATATTATTGAATAGGAAATTAAAAAATGGTACAGAACATAGGGGTAGAGTAAGTGTCTCTAAAAGTAAGATGGAAATATTTTTGGGAAGAATCAAAGCTGCATATAAGGCTTTTTTGGGCAGCTCTTAAGGCTTTTGCAGGTGTAAATGATAATATAACACCAGTAGGTAGGCTTGATTCTGGTGTAGCTTATATTGTAGATGCTTTTCAGAATACCGTAGAATTGGAAAATATGAAATATCATGGCTCCGGTACTGGTACTACGGCCGAAGCACAGACACAAACTGCTCTTGTAACTGAAGTAGAAACTAGAGCAACAGGCACTACTGAGGAAGGAGCTAGTGCAAATATCTATAAAACTGTAGGCACTGTTAGTTATACAGGAGCAAACGCAATTACAGAACATGGTGTATTTAGCGCCATTAATGTTGGTAATGGCGATTCTATACAATTTACTTACGAATTAACATTTCCAGCAGGGAGTTGAAAATAAATGGCATATGAATTAGATGATACTTGGGAAGTGGTTAGTAGAGAAGTTTCCCTTATATCAAAACAGCTTGTAGAATTATTACTTAAAGCAGAAGAAAAATATCAAGATATTACTGCTGCTTATGTGTCATCAGGAAATACTGATATAGCCTATGCACGAAGACTATATCAACAGCCTAGAACAGAAAAAACAAGACTGAAAGTGGATGCTACAGCTAAAACAATTACACATGTAGATGCTACTGGAGTTAAACTTACTGGGTCTAGTTTATTTGCATCACATCAAGTGGGCAAAGATCAAAATATAACAAATTTTACTAATGCTGGTAATAATATAGCAAATACCTTATTAACCGCTAAGATTGATAATGAGACTATAGAAATAGGTGAGGCTTCCACTCTTGTTAATGAAACAGGAACAGGGGATGAACGAGTACAACAACAGGCTGATACCAATCAAGTAGACGCTGTAGGGGAGCTTATGGCTACTATAGAAGATTTACATGAAATGTATGGGGCTCTTACTAATCAGGCTACAGTTACAGCGGATCGTCTTGCCCAATTACGAAAATTAATATAAAATGAGTGATTGGAGAATTTATTATGATGATGGTAGTATATATATAGGTGAGCTAAAAGAGGCCCCTTCTTATGGAGTTATATGCATATTACAACAAAGAGGATATGATAAACGCTACTTTATTACAAGCCAAAGTCCTTATTATATGTATGTTAGAGGGGAATGGCTGCCTTGTTGGATAAATGATGTAGAGGATTATTTGGCAAACCAATTAGGAGAGATAGAAAGATTTTTAGTTGGACGTATAATACCAAAAGCAGAGTTTAACGATATATATGAGCAGGCTAAAAAAGACAGATCCAAAATGGGTTAATACCTTTATAGAATTTAAGTGGAATCCTGATAAAGGAATCTACGAGGATATATATTCTGAAGGATATTGGTATTCAGGATCTTTTGCACTTGCTACTACTCCCCCAACATTAGAAGTCACTAATTGGGCATTTTATGAAGATGGAACAGAGTCCGGCTCTGTTATTATTGGATCTGTAAATACTAATCCTACACTAGATGTTGATACTATATATCTTGTTAGATTTGGACTAGAAGAAACTTCAGGTAATGCAAGTAAAAATACTGAACCACAATTACAATATAATCACAATGGAGGTGGTTTTGTAAATTGTGATGAAACGTCCTCAGTTGTTAGAATAGTAACTACTTCAAATATAACTGATGGTGATGATACAACACAGAGAATAACTAGTTTCACGTTTGATTCGACAAATGAGGGATTTGACTCTACTACAGGTATTGCTGGTGGGCCTACTACTGATCTTGCTAATGATGGGTTTGAAGCATTATATTGTATACAGATTCTTAGTGCCGATGTATCAGACCAAGATACAATAGTATTAAAAATTGTTAATTCTAATGATGGTGATGCAGATTATGATGTATATAATCAAACAGATCCAACTATAACTGTTAATGAAGAGTCACTACCTACATTACAATCTGTAGCTGGCAGTATAACTTCTTCTGGCACTATATTAAAAAGTACAATATTAAGTACATTTGTTGGATCTTTATCTGCAACTGGGGAAATAATAAAAAATATAGTACTAGGAACTGCATTTACAGGATCTATAACAGGGAGTGGTGCATTAGTTACTTCTCTCTTATTTTTACAGAGTGTAGCAGGATCTATAGCTTCTATTGGCGTTATTACAAGTAAAACTATTGGAAAAATATTAAGCGGTAGTATAACTAGTACAGGTACTTTATTAAAAACTATATTTAAAAAAGTAAGTGGTAGTATCACTGCTCTAGGAAGTATATTTAAAGTTATTACTAAAACTGCCTATGAAGGAACGATACCTATTGCTCTAGTACTCTTTCTAATTGGTGGATGCCAGCAGGTGCAGCAAAATATGTTTATAGAGGTATGGTTATGTGGATGGTTAAACGTAGACAAAGAAAAAGAAAAGGTAGATGATTAATATTCAGGGGGGTTTATCCCCACCCTTGCTGAAATACAAGTATATGCTATGCAAAATTAAAAGGTATATTTATGAAAGGACATACTAGAAATCCAGGATATATTCCCGGAGATCATTGGGTAGAGTGTGATGTGTGTGGATTTGAATATCGCCAAAGTGTTATGAGGGAGCGGTGGGATAATTTAGTAGTATGTCCTGCTGATTATGAAGTTAGGCACCCTCAAGATTTTGTAAGAGGTGTAGAAGATAATCAAGCTGCTCAAGGAATAGTTAATTCTCCTACTGAACAAACTTTTGTTACTGGAATTTGTACTACTAGATCTGTTATAGCTGGTAGAGCTATAGCAGGCTGTGCCATTATTGGTTTTGAAGACAATTATTCTCAAGTACCTACTAGTACTTTTACTATTTAGGATTTATTTAAATGGCTACCACTAATTTTGTAGATAATGAAACAATTATAGATGCTGAATGGTTAAATGATGTTAATGATTTAACTTATAATTTATACTCTAAAGGTACTTGGACTCCTACAATTCAAGATACTAGTTTTAGTGATTCTGAAGGACAGGTTTATGGTTCCCAAGTTGGGTACTATACTAGAATAGGGAATATGGTACTTATTTCTGGAGAAATAGAAATAACTGATTTAGGAACTCTAACTGTAGGTGATCAAGCGCTTATAGCCAATTTACCAATTGCAGCTTCAACAGCTATTACTACTTTTGCTGGTGGAATAACTGTTGAAAATGCTTCTAGTTTAAATATTACTGCTGGATACTCAGTTACAGGACATATAACTAACTCCTCAACATTTATTGGATTACTTTTATGGGATTCCACATCAGGCACCTCACTTATGTCTATAAGTGAATTGAGTGTAGGAGCTAGATTAGGGTTTCATGGCATGTACATTATTGATTAAGGAATTTTAATAAATGGCTACATCAGGGTCTATTGATTTTGCAACCACAAGAGACGATATAATTACTGAGGCTCTTGAACAATTGGGTGTCCTTGGGGAAGGAGAAAGTCCCTCTGCTGCTCAACTTACTTCTTGTTCGCGTACTCTTAATATGATGTTAAAGGCTTGGCAAGCACAGGAAACTCGTCCTCTTCAGATCACTTTTCTTCTGCTGTTGTAAATACAGCGATAGCTACTGCTGCTGCATCTGGAGCTGAAACAATAGAGGTTGATAGTATCACTGGGATATCTGCTGCTGATAATATTGGTGTGGAACTTGATGATGGGTCTGTACAATGGACTACTGTTAATGGAGCACCTTCCGGCACTACAATTACCTTAGGAGCAGTTCTAACAGATGATGTTGCTGTAGATAATAGAGTATATACTTATACTACAATAGCTAATCGTCCAATGCGTATTTTAAATGCTAATATTACAGAAGCAGTAGATGGACGTGAGGTTCCTCTTATAATTAAAGATCTAAAATATTATACTGAGCTTCCACTTAAAACATCTGAGGGGCAACCTAATACTATATATTTTGATCCACAAAGAGTTACTTCATATTTATATGTATGGCCAGAACCTGATAGAGTAGATAAATATTTAACTCTTTGGGTACAAAGAACTTTAGATGATCTTGATGCTGCTGGAAATGATGTAGATTATCCTCAAGAATGGCACATGGCTATTGCCCTGAATTTAGCTCTTTTGCTTTCTCCTAAATATGGTGTTACAGGATCTCCTTTTAGGCAATTGTTTATGCTGGCGGAGGAATATAAAGAACTTGCTGAATCTTTTGATACTGAATCTGGTTTTTCTATTGAACCAGAAACAGAAAATAATAGAGAAAGTTAAATGCCTAGACAAGATCAAGGACCAATTCAAATTCCCTTAACTGTAAATTTAGAGGCTAGAGTAGATCCGAGTAGTACTAATTTATCTACCTCTTCCCAAATAACTTCTTATATACGTAATGGGTTTGTAGAACTAGATAATATTAATAATACAAAATATGTTCGTAGAAGAGGAGGATATGAAGCTTTCTCTAAGGATATTACTTCTTATTCTACTTTATTAGGATATATTTATGATGACTATAGTAAATATCATTTATCTATTATAACAGATGGTACAGATAAAGTATTTGAAATAAGACAAAGTGCTGAGGGAAAAGTAGAGCATACCCTGGTTAGTAATAATTCTACCTTTTTTGATTTTACTATATTTGGACTTGGATCTGGAACAAGAAGAATATTTTTTAATGGAAGTATAGACGGTAATATCACTTCTGATGAAGGAAATGCATGGTATTGGGATACGGATGTAGCATCGGCCCCTATTAAGCTTATAAATGCTGTACATGGGTTTCCTGAAAATGAGACGTTAACTAGAGGTATAGTAGAATTAGATAATTATATTTTTGTAATGACTGTATATGGGGATTTATATAATTCTAATGTTGGTGATCCTCTTGTGTGGACTTCAACAGATTTTTTAAATGTTAATACTTCTCAGGATAAAAAAGTATTTTTAGCTAGACATCAGGATCATATAGTAGCTTTAGGAACCTCTTTTATAACCTTTTACTATGATGCTGGTAATCCATCAGGTAGCCCTCTAGCTTTACGTAAAGATTTGACTATACCCATTGGTGTACTTAATCATAAAACATCTGGTACTCTTAAACATAATATAGCAGACCAAGATATTTCTCCCTCTGGTCTAGAAATAAGCTCAGATGGAACTAAAGTTTACATGGCAGGAATTAGTTCTAATACTATATATCAATATGATTTAGATGAAGCCTATGATATAAGCACTGCTAATTATAGTAACAAATTATTATCTGTGGCTGCCCAGACAAGTGTTGTTGGTGGAGTATCTCTAAGTTCAGATGGAACTAAGGCTTACATTGTAGGAAACGATGCTACTGATTTTGTATATCAATACACGCTTTCAACAGCGTGGGATATATCAACAGGTACTTATGCAAGTAAAAGTTTAAATTTAGGAGCTGTTACATCTGTTGATCTAGAATTTAAACCTGATGGAACAGAAGTTTATATTATAGAAACAGGATTAGATGTAGTAAATCAATACACGCTTTCAACAGCGTGGGATATATCAACCGGAACATTTACAGGAGCTAGTCCCTCTGTTGCGACGGAAGATGGAAATGCTAGATCTTTATCTCTAAGCTCTGACGGAACTAAAGCTTATATAGGGGGAGCCAATACTAGAACTATATATCAATACACGCTTTCAACAGCGTGGGACATAACTACTCTTTCTTATGCTTCTAAATTTTTTACTCAATCAGCGCCCTGGTCTCCGGCAGCTACTAGATTTAATACGGATGGAACAACTATATATGTATTAGATAATTCTTCTAACAGATCTATTTATCAATATACATTAACTACAGCTTATGATATAAGTACCGCTGAAGTGCCTTTATATTATCATTATACATACTCAGTAGGAGAAGATAATCAATATATAGCATTTATAGGCGTCTCCCCAACTAGCACAGGAGCAGATGATAAAGAAAGAACACATAATGGTGTATATTTACTTGATAACTTTAGATTAAAAAAAATATCTACTGATGCTGTGGATACTTTAATATCTATAGAATTACAAGATACTACTAATAATAAATTAAAAGTAGGTATACATACTATAGAAGGAAGAAAGGTTATCTTAGTAGGAAATACTTCTTTAGTATATGATATTGAGAAAGATATATGGTATTGGTGGACATGGGGCACAGATACAACTTTTACATGGGAAGAAGTTTCTGGTGAATTTATAGCTAAAGCTGGAGCCAATATATTAAAATATAGTGCCAAACATACACAGGATCAAGATGCTGTTACCACTCCTACTTATTTAAAATTTAGCTATACAATACAAACTCCTCAAACTACTTTAGGAATATCTAATAATAAGTTTTGTAGAGACACTACTTTAATAGGTGATTATACCCCAGGCCAAGAGGATTTAGAAATAAGTTGGACCGATGATAATTATCAGACTTTTTCTACAGCTAGAGGTTTTGATCTTCAACATTATAGAAAACTCACTCGTTGTGGTATATTTAGAAAAAGAGCTTGGAAGATACACCAAGATTCTACAACTATTGGATCTAGATATCCTGTAAGATTATCTCATATTGAAATAAATGTAGATGGATCTAATGTTAATACGGCAGATTAAAGGAAAATTACTTGGCTATTAAAAGTGATTTACAATCACCCTTGGAATTTATAGGAAAATAAAAGATGGCAAATTCCTTTAGACAAATAGTAGAAGCTCCCTCTCAGTTTTTTCAAGAACTAGCTCAACTTGTTCCTTGGCTATCTAAGTTATGGAGAACTCTAGGGCAAGTAGAAGAGTGGCACGAAATAGGTACTTCTGGAGAGCCTGCATTTGAGAATAGTTGGGTTAATTTCTCTGCGGCTGATGCCACTGCTGCTTTCTATAAAGATCCTTTTGGAATGGTATATGTAAAAGGGATGGTGAAAACTGGCACAATTGGGCTTGCTGTTTTTACATTACCTGTTGGATACAGACCTACGCTGTCTAGAAACTATGCAACAGTCTCTAATAATGCTTTTGGAAGACTATTGGTAGATCACACTAATGGACAAGTATCAGTTCAAGTTGGATCAAGTCTATGGGCAGCAATCAATTGCAGATTCAGAGCCGATTAATTATATAATTTAATAATTTGGAGTAAAATAAAAGATATGTTCCATATCGAGGAAATTTAGGAGTAAATTTATGGCACAAGGTGGAATGTCAGGTGGGGAAATGGCTAATGTTCTAGGTACTTCTTTACTTGGTTATTGGGCAGGCAAGAAAGCGGAGCAAAGGCAAGGAGAGATTGCAGGTACTTCTGCACAGTTAGCAGATCCATTTGCTAGGCACCGTCCTTATTATCAAGGTATTTTAGGGGAGCTTTATGGAATGCCAGAAGGATACACTGATGTTCCTCCTGAAAGTGATGAGCCTACAAATAGTTTAGAAAAACTCATACAACAATCAGCAGGATTATTTGGTGGAGGTATGGCAGGTGGTGGTCTTTTAGGAGGCCTTCTTGGTGGTGGAGGCGGTGCCGCTACTGGGGGACTTCTTGGTGGGCTATTAGGATGAGGAATTAAAAGTGGGAATGTTCAGTAGTATTACTAAACCAATAACTAGTACTATTTCTAAAGTGCCGGGAGGTAGTACAGCTCTAGGTGTGGCGGGAAGCATTCCTGGAATGCAAAGTCTCGGTACAGGTAGTTTTTTAGGAGGATTATACGGACCAAAGCCGGTTATGGGCGGGGGAGGTGCTCCAGTAACAACTCAGCCATATAGTCCGTATGGAACGGGGACAGACGGTTCTTTTGATATACAGTCTTTTCTACGAAGTAACCCTGCTTATCAATTTCTTCAGGAAGAAGGAATTAGAGGATTAGAAAGAAGTGCTGCTGCAAAAGGAGAATTTGGTTCAGGAAATCTTATGAGAGATTTAACATCTTTTTCTAGTGGTTTAGCATCTCAAGCATATAGTGGTGAAATGGATCGTATCATGAAAATGGCAGGAGTAGGGGCTGGAAGTCCGGGAACTGCTGGGCAAGTATATGGACAACAAGCCGGTGCTGGAACAGGATTTGGACAAGAAGCATATGGATCTTTAGGTGGAATATTTGATTTATTCTTATAAAGTATAAGGTAAATTTTCGGGGAAAATTAAACTATGGCAGGTGAATTTACTAGGGCAAGACAAGCTAGAACAGATCACTTATCTAAAATTCTTGATATAAGAGAAAAACTTGATGTACGCGAGGCTAAGCGTCAAGAATTTGAAGCTAGACGCTTAAAGGCTAAGCGAGAAGTTGGTATTGCTGAAGAATTAGATCAAGATGCTAAAAATAGAGTGGATCTTAGCGTAGCTAAATCTTTGAATGAGATGGATGATATTACTCTTGATAATGTAGGTAAGCAAGTTTCTGCTGTGACAGACGAAGCTACTTATCAACAAGCATTAAAAAATCTTACTCCTACCCAAAAAAAGGATTTTGGGATAACAGGAAAGGGCTATAAAAAAGAGAAGAATAGATTTAAGTATATTTCTGATCGTTATATTCATACTAGAGAACAAATACAAGCTTTAGAATTGGCTGAAGCCAAGGCTGCTAGCAAAGGAAAACAACCAAAATATACTCCTCCTCCTACGAGTAAAACACCTTTTGGTAAAGAGCTTGGTGCTTTACAAACACAATTATTAGCTGACCCTGTATTTGAGGAAATGGGAGCTACGTCTGATGCCTTTATTCAATCTTCACAGGAAGTAGCTATGCGGTTTAGAGATTTGGAAGATAAAATTAAAGCGTCCAATAATCAAAGAGCTGCTGTTAATTTACCTCCTGTAGAATTTGATAAAACAAAAGCTTTCGATGTTGCAAAGAGGCAAACTAAGGAGTATTTATATGAAGGTATAGATACTACTTGGCTTGGAGAGAATAAACTTTCTTATATGTCTCCGCAAGAAGCTAAAGAAAAGGAAATGCGGTGGAAGCAGAGAGCTATTCAAGAACTATCTCAAAGAGATCCTAATTTCCTTAAAAAATTACAAGAGAACCCCGTTAAAGTAGAACAAGCTCTACGGGATATGTATCAAAAAGAACAGGCTCAGCGTATGCGCATGGATGAAATGCGTATTTATGGTAATGTGAATAGTAGGTAAGTTATGGCAGATCAACCTATTTGGAGAGAAGTTATATCTAGTGGTGTATCCTCTTTTGGTGGGGGTGATGATGTACCTAAAACTACTCAGAAGGATGCTTCTGATGTAATGGATTCTATGGGACTAGATAAACAGGCCCAAGATTGGTATGATACTCTACATCCTACTAATCAAACTTCTGTAGATATAGATGAGGGAGGAGATGTTCCTGTAGAGCAGGACATGTCGGATATGTCTCAAGAAGATATACAATCTTTTAACACTTTCATACCCAGTATACATGAGGCTAGAAAACTTGCTACTCAAAAAGTAAGAGAACAGTATGGGGAAGATTTTTTACATTTAGATCCTGAGAGCCGTAGGAAGGCTGTTGAGTATGAAACTGACGAAATCATATCTGCTCAATTTGGTGGCGAGGCAAAACGCTCTATTGTGGGAACTATTGCTCACAATATAAATAGAGGATTTAATAAAAGCTTCTTTCAGAACTTAGATACCATGTCTAAAGCTCTTTGGGGGGGAGTTGGTATCGGGGGAGAAGAAAATAGAATTAATCCACGTACAGGTAAATTACAACAGTTTGTACCTTATGATGAATTAATTCCAGGTTTTTCTAATATGCCTTTTGATGCCCGCCGTCAAGCGATTACAGATTTAAAAAATAAAGATTTATATCAACAGAAAGTACAAATGAATGCTGATGATGAGGGGTTCTTATCTGGTATTTCCTTTATGATGGGGGCTATGGCTGATCCTACTAGTGCAGTGCCTCTAGGAGCAGGATATAAAACTGCCGCTGTTTTAGGGGGCATGGTAGCAGGTTCCGACATGTTTATGTATGATCTTGCTGAAAAAGGAATTGTTGATCCTAAACGTATTGGATTAGCCACAACTGCGGGAGCTGTGGCTGGGCCTGTACTGTTCTTTGGGGGTAAAGTAGTTTCTAAAAAACTTACTCAACGACATAGAAATAAACTTATCAATAAGTTTGAAAATGATTATACTTTGGCCCTATCTAAAGGAGAGAGTAAGAGCGTAGCTGAAGCTTATGCCCGTGTTAATAACGGTAATATGACACAAGGAGCTTTAAACAAATTATATGAAACTACTGGTCGGACACGCAAACTTCCAGATACTCCTAAAGCAGCACGTTTAGATTTAGAAGAACGTCTTAGTTTTTTTCATCGTTATGAAATTTTAGCCAATGCTGGTAAAAAGTTTGAGGATATAGTGACTCCTATATCTGATCGTATTTATAGACAACTCCCAAGAGTTGCTAATGCCTTACGTAAGCATGATATGGATACACACATTACACAGCATAAGTGGTTTCTTGAAGTAGCTCCTTTTCTTCGCCAATATAAAAAATTCTCTAAAGCTGATAAGGATTTAGTTAAGAGACTTATTAGTACTAGTGATGCTAATTCTTGGAGTGAGGCTTACACAGTACTAAAGAGATATGAAAAACAAGATAAAGAATTATTTAAGGGAGTAATAGATAATTTTGATTCTGTACGTTCTACTTTAAAAGAAGTGGAAGTTATGTATAAGCAAATGGGATATGAGTTAGATACTATACAGCATTT